AGTTAGCTAGACTACGTGACCAAAAAGCATCTGAGCACAAAATTCAAAAGAACGTGCATTCTTATTTGGTGAAAATCCAAAAGGAATTAAGTCAGGTTTTGGTGCAATTGAAGATGTAACTGACGCTAATGGAAATGCTATTCGTTCAACAATGGGTATTATCCCTGCGTTAATGAAGCATGGAGTGTCTAGTAGTTCTTCATATAGCCAAAACATTTTTGATAACTCTGCTGATAATGACTATGAATATGGCGATTTTGTAGACCAAATGGAAAAAATCTTTCAGTATGTTCCTACTTCAGGAATGAGGAAAGCATTTGTTGGTGCTGGTGCACTAGGATATTGGTCTAAGCTAGGTGGTAACGCAGGTTCATTTGCTGGTAATAGCGGTTGGACTGTAAACCTCGGTGATATTCAGCGTGATGCACTTGGTTTTAACTACAGAGTACTTGAGACACCTCATGGTATGTTGCAGTTAATTCCAACTCCTGCACTACGTGGTTACTACAATAAGCACATGGTAATTGTAAGCGAAGAGAACTTGTTCCATGCTCAGTATAGAGCACCTCAGTTCCAAGCTTCAATACAACCAAATGATGCTGATTTTGTAAAAGACCAGTATATGTCTGACGAAGGTATTGGAATAAGCTTGATTGAGTCCCACGCACTTATGATAGTTCCATCTTAGACGGAGAGGAAAGAGGGGGGCTTTGTCCCCCCTCACTTAATATATGAATTTTAAAACACAAATAGAATCTTTAATAGGAACACCAGCCATAGAAGGCTCAACTGCATTTACTGCTTATCATAATAGACTAAATGATTTTTTAAAGCAGTCTGCAAGAGGAGTCCTTGATTCTATGCCTGATGAAGTATTAATAGAAGATGCTTTAATTGCAACTGTAAATGATACAAATGGTTATGCAGTTAACAATAAACGTGTTTTAGCAGTATTACGTGACAACTTTGGCGTTGTTCCAGTATCTGTAAATAAAAAAGCATTTTTACAAGCAGGTCCAGGAAGTATACACGAACCTACAAGGCGTAGCCCTGTATACTATATTGAAGGGCATACATCTATAGGTGGTAGATTATATGTTAAGCCTGACCCAACAAGCACAAAAATTGCTAAGATAAATTATATTACTTATCCATCGCCAACTTACGATGATACATCTATTAATAACTTTCCTGATTTAGCAGAGTACGCAGTTGTACTAGGTGCTAGTATACGTGAATTACTACATAAAATAAATAATCTTATTCACGATGATGAAGACATTGAAATTGCACAAGTTGCACAACAAGAATTGCAAAACTTGCAGGTAATGTATAATCAAGAAATACAACGATTATCAGGAATGCCTGAACAAATAAGCGTAGAGGAGTAAAATGGCACAAATAAATGCAACAACAACAAATTCTCCTAGTCACGGATATGGATTAACACAAGAGCAAATGATTGAACTTGTTAGAACGCATCATCCTGAAATGCTTGAAAACGAAATACGTATCTATTTAAATCAAGCATTACGTGAGTTTACAAAGAAAACAAAAATTTTACGTGGTGTGTTTAGTAAAACAATAAACGCCAATCAACGTTGGTATCAAATTGACGATGAAATAGTATCAATACAAGCAGTTTATGTTGATAATAAAAAAATAGAAAGATTGCAACAATTCCCTGATACGCAGGATGTTACTTAATGAAAGTATATTGGATTGACAAAGACGCTATAGCTATAGCAGATACAGATGACAGGTATACCTTTACAGGGCCAACTGCAGGTACAATGCATTTACATTGTTCAAGACACGATAGTCCATTTGTATCTACAGACAATGGTGCCACAAACGCAGGTGGAGTAAGAATAGAAACAGGCGTAACACAAAGCCCTGTAATTCCTATGGAATATCACGAAGCAATTACATACAAGGCTATAGCACATGGATATGAAAAGAAAGGAGAAATAACACAAGCACAATATTTTTTACGAAAATTTGAAATGGCTTGTGCTGAAGGCAAAAGAGAAGCTAACTCACACAAAAGTGAGGAAAATAGTATTCAAATTATACAAAGGGAATTTTAAATGAGTTTAGTTCCCACAACAAATATAGAAAGTAACAACATACCTGTTGGTGTAACATATGGACAAGTGTGGAATACAGTAAATACATCGTGGTCAGCATTTGAAACAACATGGAATGATGAAACGCCTTCTGTTATATCTAGTCTTTTAACCTTAAATACAAACGTACAATCAAATTTAATTAATTCTGTAGTAGTACAAAGTTCTCTACAGACTTTTCCAAACACACAATCAACATTAGAGGTAATAAATGGCTGACATAGGCAATAAAACAATTGCTTCTACGTATCCTGACTTATTGCATTTATACGGAGGTACTGCAGGAGAAGGTATTACAAGTGGAAGAAAAAGAATATTTGATGGCGATGGAACTGGAAGTCCTTTATGGATGGGTTCTAATAGCTTAGAAATGACTGGCACGTCTGTTGTTTCAGGAACACTTAATTTACAAGAAAAATCATCACAACCAAGTAATCCTACTATTGGAGATTTGGCTTACATAGATGGTGATTTATACATAGCCAAATAAACAAAGGAGAGGTATTATGGCAAGTTGGAAAAAGATAATCACTAATGCTGACGATAGTGATTATAAAAACAGTAATGTTAATGCAACAGACATTGACGCAAATGTCAGCAATGCAGAGTTTGGGTATCTTAATGGAGTAACATCAGGTATACAAGCTCAAATTAATTCGGCGGCGAGTTCAGGTGGGTTATCATCTGAGCAAGTTCAGGATATAGCAGAGCCTTTAGTGGCATCAGGCGGTACTAAAACTGGTATTACTGTTACGTATGATGATACTAACAACGACATGGATTTTGTTGTAGCTAATCAGGTAACTGCAAGTGCAGTAGCTGGAGTATTAACTGCAGGTAGTAACGTTACTATTGCTAGTGATGGAACAATATCATCATCTTTTACTAATACTACTTATAGTGCAGGAACTGGTGTAGCACTTAATGGGACTACTTTTAGCATAGGTCAAGACGTAGCAACAACTGCTACTCCTACCTTTGCTCAATTGACTGTTGATAACTTAACATTTAATAATGGTGTAATTCAGGCATCTACAGGAGTTGCTCTTGATTTAGTTGCAGGTGGTGTTGGTACAGGAGCATCAATACGTTTACAAGACGATGTATATATTGCTGGTGATTTAACTGTTCAGGGAGATACAGTAACTATAAATACTGGTACCTTACAAGTTGAAGATAAATTAGTAAAATTAGCAAACGTTGGTTCGCCTTCAACTACTACTGCAGACGGAGCTGGTATACAAGTTGAAGCTAGTAGTACAGAGGCAGAATGGCCTGAGCTTAAATGGGATAATGCTGGAGAACTTACTGGTTGGACTTTATCTGACTACAAATCTACTCTTACTGAAGATATTCCAGTAGCAGTAATGCAATTTGGAACTGATGCACCTACAGGTACTCCAAATGGAGGCGATGGTATGCTTTTTGCAGATAAAGATAATGGTAATCTTTATATTTATATTTGATGTCTAGGTACGCAAAAACTACTGAAATAGTAAAAAAAGAAGAGCCTGTATCCTTAAATGTTAAAGATACAGATTTCTTATTAAAACTTATTATGCAGTCTCAATTTTCAGGAACGGAAGTTGAGATTGCTTATAAGGTAATTAACAAACTGTCTAAGATACATAGGAGAAACATAGATGGCGAAAGTTGAACTCGATGTACAGGAACTACAATTTATTGTTAGTGCATTAAAATCTGTCACTATTAAAGGTGAAGATGGTGCATATGTAGGTACTGTAATTAAAAAAATGGATGATATTTTTACCAAAGAAGTCAAAAAGCTTGAAAAGTAATTAATGGCTTCTTGGAAAAAAATAGTAACCCAAGATAGTAGTGGTGTTGTCAGCGTCAGCAGTAAGCTTGGCGTTGGCACATCTTCTCCTAGTGATGCATTAGAAGTCTATGCAAATGGAGCTGATTCTGTTATAAGAATACATGAAGATGCTGGAACTCATAAAGCACAGTTACATCTTAGAAGTGGTGGTCATGACCATAAGATG